TCCGGAAACGGGTGAAAAAAAAGTTATTGAAATGAGTGTCCATGATATTATGGATTGGTATGAAAATAATAAACCTTGGTCCCGTGATTGGTCACAAGGATGTGCTTCACCAGGAGAGGTTGGTGACTTATTAAGTAAACACGTTAGTAGAAATCCAGGATGGAATGATGTCCTCCGTAAGGTTTCAAAAGTTCCAGGTGCAAATGTAAAACCGATTTAACTATGGCAAGAAAAAGAAGAAACAATGACAATCAACCAATTGGTGTTGGTTACACATCCAAACAGATGAAGAGGAGAAAACCAATCAGTGCTGATTATCTCATTGATGTTGAACCTTTAACAGAGAATCAAAGAAAACTTTTTGAATCATATCAAAACGGAAAACATTTGGTTGCTTATGGTTGTGCTGGTACTGGTAAAACATTTATCAGTCTCTATAATGCACTTAAAGATGTATTAGATGAGACAACACCATACGAACAAATCTATGTGGTTCGTTCTCTTGTAGCAACTCGTGAGATTGGTTTTCTTCCAGGAGACCACGATGATAAGTCTGCTCTTTATCAAATTCCTTATAAGAATATGGTAAAGTATATGTTCCAAATGCCCAGTGATGCTGATTTTGAGATGCTTTATGGTAATCTCAAATCTCAGGAAACTGTAAAGTTTTGGAGCACATCTTTTATTCGTGGTACAACACTTGATAATTCAATCATTATTGTTGATGAATATCAGAACCTTAATTTTCACGAATTGGATTCTATCATTACTCGTGTTGGTGAAAATAGCAGAATTATTTTTTGTGGAGATGCCACACAATCTGATTTGGTTAAAACAAATGAAAGAAACGGCATTAGTGATTTTATGAATATTCTAAGAAAGATGGAATCTTTTGATATTATTGAATTTGGAGTAGATGATATTTGTAGGTCTGGACTTGTTAAGGAATATATTGTTGCAAAAATGGAAGCAGGTTATTAATGTCTAATCCTTTAATTGAAAAATATAATGAATTATATGGTGAAAAACAAATAAAAAGTAATCTTTTCACTCATATTGATATTAATCTTCCAAAACTTGAAAGGGAAACCATAGATGGTGTTCGTTATTACACAATACCAGAAGAAGATAAACCAATTAAACTTGTTTCAATTACCTCTGTAACCAGTCATAAGAACCGTCAGTTCTTTGCTGATTGGAGAAAAAAAGTTGGGGAAAAGCAAGCAGATAAAATTACTAAACAAGCAACCAGTCGTGGAACTGATATGCATACACTGGTGGAAAATTATCTTTACAATAAAGACCTTCCACCAGTCCAACCTTTATCTGATTTTCTCTTCAAAATTGCAAAACCAGAATTAAATTGTATAAATAATATTCATGCTCTTGAAGGTTCTCTTTACAGTAAAGTTCTTGGTATTGCAGGAACTGTAGATTGTATCGGAGAGTATAATGGTGAGTTAGCAATAATCGACTTTAAAACTTCTAAAAAACCAAAACCAAGAGAGTGGATTGAACACTATTTTGTTCAGTGTATGGCATATGGTTGTATGTTATACGAGATTACTGGTATAATGGTAAAGAAATTAGTCATCATTATGGCTTGTGAAAATGGAGAATGCATTGTTTATGAAGAATATGACAAACAAAAATACATTAAATTACTCACCGAATATATTAGAGAATTTGTTAGAGATAAACTTCACCAATATGAATGATAAAGTAAAGGACGAATTAAATAGTAAATTTTTATGTCCTCAAAGGTTTGCACAGGATATAGAAAATATTGTAAAAAATTCTAAAATTAATTATATTGATGCAATCGTTACTTATTGTGAAGAGAATAGCATTGAAATTGAAACGGTTTCTAAACTAATTTCAAAACCATTAAAGGAAAAAATTAAAAATGATGCTATTGAATTGAATTTTTTGAAAAAAACTACTCGTGCTAAATTGCCGTTGTGACTCCATTTGATGTATATAAAACCTATCTTGCAATAAAAAATCATTTTAATAAACCATCATACGATTACTTTAAGTATTGTGGAAAGTCCAGAGCATCTCTGGACTCTTTTCATAAGAGGAAAGATAGATTTTTCTTTGAACGAACTTCTAGACAGAAGAGTGATGATGAAATCAAAGCATATTTTGTTGCAAATTTTGTTGAATGTAATGACCCACAATCACTTTGGATTGGTGAAATTATTCGTAGTGGGGAAGAAACATATACTAATTGGTTGAAAAAATCTCAGAGTCTTTTTTATTTGTTTAAAACTGAATGTGAAATTTTTATCCAAAAGGATAATTTTGAAAAATTGTTTGAGATAAAAAACAATCAACATCCAGAAATTCTTAAAAAGTATTTTCAAAAAGCAGTCAGTTTAGAAACAATGGTGATATTGGATATGATATTGGGTTATGTTAAAAAATTTGATAAAAAAATAACAGACCCAGTATGGGAAACCGTTAGGTTAAGAATTATAAAATACAAACCATTTCTAAATATTGATGTAGCAAAGTACAAGAAAGTTCTTCAGGAGATTGTGTTATGAGTAGATTTTTTGATTCGGAACAAGTCAGAGAATCTTTACTTGAATTGGAAGAACTTCAGCAGAGTATTTTTGATGAATTGTTTTCTCTTCCTTTCTTTGACTCAAAACAAAAAAAGGAACATCTTGATAAGATGAAACTTTTTTTAGAAAAACAAAAAAATTTTGTTTTTAGATTATCATTGTCTGATGACCCAGAAGCAATTGAAATGAAAAATAGAATTCTGGATTCTGCCAAAATTTTTGGATTGAAACCAGGAGATAATTTGAATGCTTTCTTTGAAAAACTGGAAGAGTCAATCCAAAACCTTGAAGAAACACTTGACAAATAACTTCATTACTGCTACAATTAATATGTACAATACGTCTCAATACAACTAATATGGAGAATACAAATGTCATTTGCTGATTTGAAGAAGCAATCAAAGCTGGGTTCTTTGACCGAAAAACTCATCAAACAAGTTGAGAAACTTAACGACAGTGGTTCCAAAGATGATGATCGTTTTTGGAAACCTGTAATGGATAAGGGTGGTACTGGTTCCGCAATCATTCGATTTCTTCCTGCACCAGAGGGTTGTGATCTGCCTTGGGTTCAAGTTTGGTCTCACGCATTTCAATCAAATGGAAAATGGATGATTGATAATTGCCTCACTACTTTGGGACAAAACTGTCCTGTATGTGAAGCAAACCGTGAACTTTGGAATACTGGCAGTAAGGACAATCAAAATATTGTTCGTGATCGTAAGCGTAAACTTTCTTATTTTGCAAACATTTATGTTGTAAAAGACCCTGCAAATCCATCAAACGAAGGAAAAGTTTTTCTTTATAAGTTTGGTAAGAAAATCTTTGATAAGATTATGGCTTCTATGCAACCAGAGTTTGATGATGAAGAACCAATCAATCCTTTTGATTTCTGGAAGGGTGCTAACTTCAAACTGAAGTTGGTAAAGAAAGATGGTTATTGGAACTACGATAAGTCCGAGTTCGCACCATCTTCTGTTCTTCTTGAAGACGATGATGAACTGGAAACAATCTATAAGACACTCAACAACTTGAATGACTTTGTTGCTCCAGGTGAGTTCAAGTCTTATGAAGATTTGAAGAAACGTCTTGATTATACACTTGGTCTCAAAGGAACTCCTAAGTATCAAGACCCCGAGACGATTGATGAGGAGGAAGAAGTTGAAGTTTCACGTCCTGCGAAAGAAACTACTTCAGTTCGTTCTTCTGTTTCTAATGATGATGAAGATGAAGATGACGCACTTTCATACTTTCAAAAGTTGGCATCAGACTGATTTCAAAATCAACTTTTAAATCCATTTTACCCCCGAAAAAAATCGGGGGTATTTTTTTGTCTGTAGGGTTCATACCCCAGTTGTTTTTGGATTATAACCACGTTTAGTTGTTTGATTAATGTATTGAGAAGACTCATCATATTTCATAATGTTCTTCATATCACTTATGAATACTGAAAGAAATTCTGGTTTTAGAATTAAAATAAGTCTTTTTTTTTCGTTTTGGTCAACCTCATATTCATAATTTGAAACTGCTTTAAAACTATTTTTTGTTGATACTACGTTTCCTGCTGGTGCAGTGATTTTGGTATCTTGTTTTTCTGTAGATATTTTTATTTTTACGCCAGGTAATGGAGTTGCCATTTTTTATTTTTATTTAGGATTGAGGTAGGAATTTAAATACTGGAACAACCTTTCCGTCTTGAATTTCTCCGACAATTTCATACAGTGTTGGGTCTAATGCAACATCATTATCAAAGACAACATCACCGACTTGTATAGTTGTAGATATACTGTTTCTTCCAACTACTGAAAAACTTCCACCCCAACTATTAGGCCAATTTGATAAAGTGTTTATAATTGAAATTGGTGTGTTTGTATCTCGTGCTTTTACTTGTAGGAAGGATTTATTAGTTTCAATATCTTTTACAATGGCATCAGTATTTTCGTTAGATATATAATTTCCAAAAACACGAACAAATTGATTTAAATTAATTGTGATTACATTGTCGGCATCAGCACTTGGAAACTCAGATAGATTATATTCAGTATCTGTTGTGTTTGTTGTGACTGATATTGTTTTTTGTGGATCAACTTGCAAACCACCAGGAAGAATCAATCTATCAAAACTATCTCTAACTTCTATCGTTTCGTAGTGATGGACTTGTGCTATTGTTTCGTCATCACCATACTTATCCAAAAGATACTTATAAAGACTATTATTATCTAAAGGCCATTGGTCATTTAGATTTGTAACGTTATTTGAGATTAGAATAACCCAATCAAGAGATGAATCATTATAAACTTTTTGTGCTACTTGGTCTGGTCTCTCATTATCTATTATTTGGTAATATTCAAAGGCAGAAACTGCATTTGCAATATCATCTCTAAGTTTTGCTCTTTTAAATAGATTTTTTGTTACAGTATAATCATCATTAAAACTTTGATTTGGAAAATTTGAGACGTACTCAAAGTTGGGAAGTTCTCTGAAGTATGACATATTAGTATCCTATATCGTTTTCTGTGATTTCATTATAATCACCAGATAGACCATCAAATATTGTATCTTGATAATCACTTTCGTATATGGGTTCAATTTCTTGAAATCCTAAAGACATTGTGTAAGAAACTGGTTGTCCTTCTTTATATGCTGACCATTGACCATCAGGAGCATAATTTACGGATACTCCTTGAAGAGCACATATTTTAAATTTATTTACACCTGCGATTGATTTTCCTCCTACAGTTTTATATTCCAACTTAAACACATTAGGAGAACCAAGAAATACTGAACCATAACCAGCACCTTTTGTTGCATTAAGTTTTCTTGCAGCACTTCCTTGCTTGAAGAATCTGATGATTCTTCTTACATCTGCTGCCTCTGGTTCACTTCTTGGACTAAAACGATATGCGAATTGAAATTGACGGAGAGTTGGACCTCTGAATAAGAGTTCAAGATTTGAATTTGGAACCAATCCAGCACCCCTTGCCAAAATACTTTCGGGGGAAACTTCAAATCCAGCATTTTTCAATACCATTGACATTAATGCTGTTTTTATCTCTGGCATATTTAAGTCAGCACCTGCACCCTTTAATAATGCTGCTTGATTTATTGCTCCTGATGGCAGATTTAATCCCCCCTTTTGTTGTGCAATGGCAGCAGCAAGTGCAACAAGAGATTGTTGAATTCCAGTTCCAAGCAAATTTTTACCTACATATCCAGTAGCTGCTATTGACATGTTGTTCATTCTATCATCCCCCCATTCCACATTGTTGGAATCCGAGATTCCAGATGGGATTGGTAGAATGACTGTTCCGATTGGATCTTTTAATGCACTATTTCTTTGAACTCCTTCAGTGAATATAGATTTTATATCTATTGCTTTGCCTGGTGCTGGATCAAATAATTCTTCAAGAGGTGGTTTATAATTAAACATTGTAATGTGAAGAGTATCTTGTTGATTCTCAAGAATATCTTTTGGGTACTTTAAAAGACCTTTGAATAATTCTTTTTCATTTTTACTTTGGAAATTTTTATAATTTCCTAAATTAAGTCCAGGGTCAAAAAAGTTTCCTTGTCCTGGTGGGGCAGTGAGTGATGTTCCTCCCAATCCAGGCAATGAAGGTGGTGGTCCTGCTCCAGCAGGGGCATTGTAGACAATAAATCTTCCTTGATTCTGTGGTTGCGCTGCCGCATTAATCTTATTGCCTTTTGCGCTTCCTCCTCTCGTCTGAAAAGCAGCATAAGATACTTTATTGATGTTTTCTGAATATTGTTTTGCTAGTTGTGTGGGTTTATTTGGATCCCCATCCTGAAATAATTTTGGATCTTTTATAGCATCACTAGTCCAACTACCATTTAGAAAAAATACAGAAGGGGAAATTACATTATGTGGTGGTTGCTCTTTAAGTTGATAATCTCCTGTTTTATAGTTGTATTCAATTCCAAGTCTAATTGAAGTTGGCGCACCACTTGGTTGTGATGTGTAATAATTGTCGTTTAGTATTATCCAGTCAGACATTTATGGTGCGTCCCAAACTTTGGTTTTAAATACTGGTTGTCCTCGTCTATCCACAAATTTCTCTGTTGGAAGTAAAGATACTCCTGCCCATTCTCCTTCAGGCACTTTAAAGAAATCACTCATTACTCCAGAGAAGAGATATTTATGTAAAGTTTTCTTGGGTGCATTTACAATACCTGATTTATTTAGATAAGAATTTGCAACTGCTTCACGATACTTTGGTGTTAGATAGTGAAGATTTGAACCAAAAAAAGAACCTTCTCTTGGATTTACTTCAATGATATAAGATAGTGGATGCATATCCCAATAATCATATCTTTGAGGATACTTGGCATTGTACATAAAAAATACTAAATCACCAGGAATTATAAATCCAGTATCTAATTGATTGATATCTTTTTTGTTGTATTCTAATAAAGAATTCATCAATGAATTGACATACCAACTGGTGCTTTTATATTTTCCTCCCGTTTCTTTTATAATTTCTTCTGCTATCATAATTTGATACCTAATTCTTTTTCTGTCAGAACACGAAACTCATAATTTCTGTCTGCACAATATTCCTTTGCTGCTTCCCATTTTGCTTGATTTACTGCCCAAGTTTTAACAGCATATGCCCAAGATTTTGTTTTTCTTTTTGGATTTGTTTCTGGCATTTTTAAATCTTTTTGTGGTTTAATTTCTACAACCAGATGTCTGTTATTTCCATTTTTGTCTTTATATTTAACGAAGAAGTCTGGGAAATATCTGTGAATTTTATTATCAATTGGAGAACGATAAGGAATCCAAAATTCTTCAGATTTCCAACCATTTACACTTTCAGTTAGGTCACAATATTGCATAAACTTCAATTCATATGATGACCTATAAACTATGTTTGTTGGGTCACCATTATATTTTTCTGGGTTTTGTGGTCTATATTTTCCTTGCCTATACTTACTATCTTCGTTACGAGGCATACATATTATATAATCTTAATCGTATTTATAAATGGCATCAAGAGGACCAGGAGCAGGACAACCTGAAGTTGGTTTTTTGTATAAGACAACAGATGAAGCATTAGAAATCTTTGGTAAATTATCCCTTACAAGTCAATTTAAGGTATCATTGCACTTGACTAATCGTGGTGATGGTGATTTATTGATGAATTGGTTGGCAGATGCAGGAATTACAAGTGATGGAGAATTTTCAAAATTTGACTTTTATTGTGCGGAGACTTCACTTCCTGGCGCAACCTTTGATGTCACGGAAGAGATTGGGTCACGTCAAGGAGTGATAGAGAGGTTTCCAACTAAAAGAGTTTATCCAGATGTTACAATGACATTTTATGTTGATTATGATTATAAACTCATTCGTCTTTTTGAAGAATGGATGAATTATATCAATCCTGTTTATACAGATGCTGGAGAAGTTAAAGCAAATTCAAGGGGACAGGGAGACGCAAAAAATCGTCCAGATTTCTTTAGACTTAAATATCCCGACACATATAAGAGAATTATATCAATTGTAAAATTTGAAAGAGATTTGAATAGAACTAATGATGTGCCAAGAATAACTTATCGTTTGATTGATGCTTTCCCTACAAACATAGCAGCAATGCCAGTGACTTATGAAGGAAGTACAATCACTAAAACAATAGTTACCTTTAGTTACTCCCGTTATGTAATTGAAAAACATAAAACGAGGAGTAAATAAATAAAAGCACTGAACTATTGAATTATGCCATTACCTAAGATTTCTACACCAACGTATGAATTGGTTTTGCCATCAACTGGGAAAACAATTAAATACAGACCATTTCTAGTCAAAGAAGAAAAGATATTAATTCTTGCTCTTGAAAGTCAAGATACAAAAGAAATTACAAATGCAATCAAGCAAGTATTAAAAGATTGTATTTTAACAAAAGCAATTAAAGTAGAAGAACTTCCAACTTTTGATATTGAATATTTGTTCTTAAACCTTCGTTCAAAATCTGTTGGTGAGTCTATTGAATTAATTATTACTTGTGGTGATGATATGGAAACTCAAGTTCCAGTCACAATTTATATTGATGAGATTCAAGTTCAAAAAGAAGAAAATCATAGCACGGATATTAAACTTGATAGTTCTTTAGTTTTAAGAATGAAGTATCCATCTTTAGACCAGTTTATTAAAAATAATTTTGATTTTAACACAGAGCAAAGTACATCAAATATTGAAAAATCTTTAGATATTATTGCTTCTTGTATTGATATGATCTTTAATGAAGAAGAAAGTTGGGCAGCATCTGATTGTACTAAAAAAGAATTAGTTTCTTGGATTGAAACACTTGATTCAAATCAATTCAAACAGGTTGAAAACTTTTTTAATACAATGCCAAAACTTGCACACAAAGTAAAAGTTAAGAATCCAAAGACTGGAGTGGAAAGTGAAGTTACGTTGGAGGGGTTAACATCTTTTTTCGGTTGAGTATGGCTTATATGGAATTGGAGTCATACTTTAGAATTAATTTTGCATTACTTCAATTTCATAAATGGCCGATTAGGGATGTTGAAAATATGATGCCTTGGGAAAGAGATATTTACTTAGCACTTCTCCAACAACATATTGAAGATGAGAAACTAAAACAACAAAATGCTCAATAAATAATTCTAAAATAAGAAAGCAAGATGGTAATAGGTTCGGTTCTGAACCCAGAAAGAATAGTAGGTAAGCAGAATACAAACCAACAACTCGCCAAAAATTTTATTTCTGGTGGTTCTTTTCTTGGAACATCTTCAATTGCTTCTGCTGCAAATAAAATAGTAGGATTTCAAAGAGGGACTGCAAAACCAGTCCCATCTTCAGTAGATTCAATCGTAAGTACTATTTCTACAAATATTACAAACAATATAACAAGCACTTTAAATAATACTCTTCAAAGTTTCACTACAGATTATAAGAAAAGAGTATCTGATGTTGATTCTGCGAAACCAACCGGCATTCTAAGTAAGTTTTTAAGTACCTATAAGAGTGTAATACAATTCATTCAGTTTTTTGGCAACAAAAAATTTGTGAATAGAATAAGTGACAATTTAAAAAATCTTTCTAAATCATTTACAGAAAGTTTTGAAGTTGCAAAATTGATTCGTCAGGTCATTGTAAAAATAGTACAACAATTATCAAATCTTCCAAAAGCATCTCCAGGTGGTGGAGGTGGAATTGACATTGATGTTGATGTTCCCATGGGTGGTGTCAGAAAGAGCGCACCACGAGGACTTGGTAATATGTTCAAGGGAAGAGGCAAAATGCTTGCCCTTGGTGCTGGTGCTCTTGGATTGGGTGCTGTTGGTGCTGGCACAGTGAATGCTCTTTCTAATGTTGATGAAATTAGAGCAGGAATGCTTCAACCTGGAGATGGTGGAGACATCATATCAACGTTTAGTTCTGCAATAGAAAGATTTATTACAGCAATTAATACAATGATTGGTATTGGAAAGGGTCCTTCCAAACCTCCTGGTGGTGGTGCAGGAGGTGGTGGGGGAAGTCCTGGAGGTCCTGGTCCTGGAGGTCCTGGTCCTGGATCTCCAGTGGATTATAGTAATTTGAAAAGTGGTGATATATCTACTATGGCAGGCAAATCAGCAGTTTTATATGATGAATATAGAAATCTTGGATATACTGATGAGGGAGCAAAAAGATTAATTGCTGAAATTGGCAGAGAAGGTGGGATGGACAATAAAAACTTGTTTGGAACTCATACTGATCCTTCTGCAAAAATTCCTAATACTGGTATGTTTAGTTGGAATCAAGATAGAAGAACTGCTTTAATCGATCAGGCCAAAAAGGCTGGGGTTTGGGATGAGACCAAAGGTCAAATAAAAGAAACTGCTGAGGGATTGAGATTCCAAGCAAGATTTTCTGCAAATGAAATTAAGACGAGAGGTGCTGGAGTTCCTGAAGCATTAACCACTCAAGGTTATTCTGGTGCTAAAATATCACAATTACTTAGAGATAAGTATATTGTTTATAGAACTGATCGTGGTTATTCTGGGGGTCCTGATCCAGAATATGGATCAGTTAAAACTGGAGAATGGTATAAAAAATTGACTCCAGGATTGGAAAAAACATATAAACCAAAACCAGGAATAGGAGGTAGTTATGAGGAATTGCCTAAAGAATATGCTGCAGCATATAAGGCTGGAAAATTAAAATTAGAAGAATACAACAACTTAGCAACAGGTGTTTCTCAAGTTGCTCAAACAGCAGCACAATCACAAACAAATATTGTACCAATAGATTTGTCTGGTGCAATGCCTCAACAATCTCAAGGTGGTGGAGGAGGTATTTCTGCACCACCATCAACTCAAAAAAATGGTCCATCAGTTCCATTATTACCTTCTGCAAACACTGATAATTTTTTAGTTTTATATTCAAGAATGGTTTATAATATAGTAGACGGATAATGAAAAAAGTACTTTCTTCTCCTTTAGTTTCTGCTTCCAATAACATAGTTTCTTTTAGTGGAGATTCCTCAAGAAGACTAAAAGGAATTCAGAGAGATGTTGTTGATTTCTCTAAGTTTTTAAACACTCAAAATAAAGAAATTAATAGAATAAAATTACCTGAAAAAAGAAAAATTAAAGAACTTGCGAACTTAAACATTGCTTCAAGTTTTGGTTCTCCTGGAAATTTATTATCATCTTTACTTGGAGGGGCACTTGATGTTGCTGGTTTTCTTGGTAATATGTTCCCTCCAAGAGGAAAAATGGGTGCTCCTCAAAATACAAGAGGATTGAGACCACCAAAACCAATAGTTTCTGGTTCTAAGTTACAATTTGGAGGACTCAAATCTGTAGGTATTTTGAATGCAGTTTTTTCTGGATTGGATTTTGCTCAGGGATTGGCAGAGGGAGAAAGCACAGGTCAAGCAGCATCGGGAGCAGTGGGCAATCTTGCTGGTTCATTACTTGGTGGTGCCATTGGGCAAGCACTAATTCCAATACCTGGGCTTGGTTTTGTAATTGGAAGTATGGCAGGTGGATTTTTGGGTGGTTACACCGCAGATAGAGCATATGAACTTGCAACTGGTGGTGCTGGAGGTGTGTCTGGAAAAGTTGAAGAAAAACTAAAGGCACAAGAACAACAACAAAAGGCATCAGTTCAAGAAAGTGGATTTGGTGATGTAATAAACAGATTTAGTGACTCTGTAGGAAAGTTTGAAAACTTTGTCTATAAGTCATTTGCTTCTGTGGTAAATGGTGCCGCAGCTGCTGCTGGTTCTGATGAAATGATGTTGGATTACGGTTTAGACCCAGATGCAATTCCAGATGCTCCTGAAATTCCAGGAGAACTTCCAGATATGACTGCTGAAGGTGGTCAAATGCCCAGCAAATATACTTCATCTCCTTATGGTTGGAGATGGGGAAGAATTCATAGTGGTGTTGATTATGCTATTACGGAAGGAACACCAGTAAGTGTGATTCAACCTGGTCAAGTAACATACGCACAATTTAATGATGGTGGGTATGGATATGCTGTACAAATTGCACATCCTGGTGGTTCTAGTAGTTTTTATGGGCACTTAAGTAAAATATCAGTCAAAGAAGGACAACAAATAGAACCTGGAACTGTAATTGGAAATGTAGGAAGCACAGGAAATTCTACGGGACCTCACGTTCATTTTGAAGTTAGACAAGGAAGTAAAAAATTAGAAATACCTACAAGTGAGGGAGATAAGTATTTTAGATTCGGTGGCAATGTAAAAGTCAAACCAAAGGCAGGAGTTTCGGGAGCAGGTTCTAATCCTTTTGTTTTAGAATTACACGCAGACCCAAATGCAAAAGGACAAAAGACAGGATTAATCCCAAGCAATACCAGTCCAGATACTGCTGTTTCTCAAGCACTTGTTTCTAGTTTCGGGACTTATGGTAAAAATTTTAGAGGAGGATTGGGTGTTACAAATAGAGGTGGAAATATTCTAGAGTCAGATATGGCATTAGGTGCTGAAGCAAATGCAAAAAGAATAGTTGAAGCAATGATGAAAGACCCTAAACGTGCATATCATATTTTTGCAGGACACGCTGATGTAACAAAAGGTGAAACTGGTGCTCCTGGAGAAAAGGAATATAATTTAAAAACTGCTGAATTGGTTGAAAAATTAGCAAAAGCACAGAAATTAAATGTAATGTACCATAAATCTATTATTGCAAATGAAGCAAGTGATCCAAATTCAAATCTTTCCAGAATTAAAGCAATAATGGATGCTTCAAAGAGACCTGGAATAGGAGGTCCAGATTTAACTCCAGAGGCAATTGCTGCATATCAATCTGGAATGATTCAAAATCTCCAACAATACCCTTCTTATAATCAACTACAACAGGTTACAACAATTATACCAATGATGATGAGTCCTCAAGGTGGAGGAGGACAACAAAAACCAGTCTTTATTCCAGTTGGAGGTGGTGGTGGAGGAACTGTAATTCTTCCTGGTCCAGATGAAGGACAACTGGTAAATAGTCTTATGAAGACTATGTTACTTACTAATCTGTCAGCAAGCTAATGTCACAATCTGTAGCAGCATTTAAACCAAATTATTTTATCATACAATCATTAGATGGTAGCAAAAAAATTGATATTACCAATTCATTATTGTTTTTTGATTACTTTGAGGATATTTTATCTCCTTGTATAACTGCTACTGCACAAATAGTTAATAGTACAAGTTTGTTTAATCTTTTACCAATTCGTGGTGGAGAAAAAGTTTCCATTAGTGTTGATACTGCATTTGGTGAATTTTTATTTGACGGTGATACTGCTTTTTATGTTTATAAGGTTAGCAATCTTGATGCACAAAAGTCAAGTGAAATGTTCACTTTACACTTAGTTTCTCGTGAAGGTTTGACGAATGATACTGTCAGATGTGAAAGAAAATATACAGGTAATATTCAAACTACAGTAACTAAAATTTTAAAAGATGTATTAAAAACTAAAAAATTTAAGAGTGAAAATATAGAAGGAACATCAAATGATTTTTCTTTTATTGGAAACAATAGAAAACCATTTCATACTTTGACTTGGTTGGGACCAAAAGCAGTTCCTGCAAATGGTCAAAACTCTGGAACATCAGGTGGAGAGAATAGTGGAATCGCAAAAGGAACTGCAGGATTCTTATTCTATGAAAACAAAGATGGGTTTAATTTTAGAAGTATTGATAGTTTAGTTTCAAGCACTCAAATTCAAAACAATAGTGCCGATAAGGAATCAATATATAATTATCAATATGCTCCAATCATTGAGAGTAATAATGTAGAAACAAATTTTAGAATTTTAAACTATAAGTATGAAAAGAATATTGATTTGATGAAATCATTGAGAGTTGGTATGTATTCAAATAAAACATATTATTTTGATTTGTATTCAAACACTTTAGATATTTACAAATACACAGTGAAAGACCAAGTTAAAAATAAACTAGGTGCGTCTAAGAATATTGCTGTTTCTGATGAATTTGGAGATAGTATTAGTAGAATTATGTTTAAAATTTCTGATAGAGGAAATTTGAATAATGATGGAACTGTAAGTGGCAAGTCAAGAAGTGGTGCGGATATGTCAATGTCTTATTCTAGATATAATTTATTATTCACTCAAGCACTAAATATGGTTATACCTTGTAATATAAAACTGAAAGTTGGAGATATTATAAATGCACAATTTCCGAGAATCAAAAGATCGGATAATAAAGAAGCAGATGATGAGCAAAGTGGAAATTATTTGATTAAAGAATTGAGACATCATTTTGAAGGAAATCAAATGGTTACAAGTGTAAAATTAATTCGTGATAGTTACGGTCTTTACGGTCCTCAAAACGGGTAAGAAAAATGGATTTACAACAATTCATACATACTATAAATGATGAATTGGGAAATTCATCATTAAATAAACAAAGAAAAAGATACTTAGAAGCACATTTGGAAGAACTTTTGGAATATCAAAAGAATAATCCAAATAATACTTTAATACCAAATGCATTAGAATTATTTTGCGATTTAAACCCAAACGCACTGGAGTGTAGAATTTACGATGATTGAAGAATCTTTATTGAAATCCAATTACATTGGCAAAGATGGTTTTTATTGGTGGATTGGACAAGTAGCAAATCAAAATTCTTGGAAAAGTAAATCTCAGTTTTCAGAAGAAAAGGGTTCTGACGGTCAAGTGTGGGCAGCAAGATGTAAGGTAAGAATTGTTGGTCATCATACTTTTGATGGTAATGTTCTTCCTGATAATGATTTGCCTTGGGCACAGATTATGATGGACCCTGCTTTTGGAAGTGGTCAAGGTGGTATGGGAGCAACAATAAATTTAAAGGGTGGTGAGACTTGCTTTGGATTTTTTATTGACGGAGATGATGCACAACAACCAGTCATAATGGGTCTTCTTCATCGTAGTGATGGTGTTAAGAATTTAATCTCAGAAGAGGTAATAGCAAAAGAAAAAAGTTCTCAATTCAAACCATTTACTGGACATCCTGGAAATAATATCCCAGCAACTCAAAGAAGTGCAAGAAAAGAAAAAGAAATTATTCCTGAAAATCCTCAAACAGAAACTTCTCCACTATCAACAAAAGACAAAGTAGATATTGCTTTTAATTCAAATGTTGGATTTTACACTGGGACTACTCGTGTATTTCCTCAGTATGGAGATAGACTTCAATTTGATGCATCATCTATATGGCAAGTTGCGAAAAAAGCAGATGTAGAAATTACAATACCTAATGGTTGTCAGAATGGATTAATCGGAGATATTTCACAAGCTCTTCAGAGCTTTATGGCAATTACAAATGGATTAGACCGATATTTAAATGTTTATGTAGATACTGTATTAAATGAAATTGTAGATATAGGAAATCAAATTCGTAATACTGCTAGGTCTATACTTAGTATCGTAAAACTCATTATCAATAATTTAAGAAATACAATTTTTAAATGTATTACTTGGGCATTTAGAAAATTAGTCGGTCTTGTTGTTCCACAACCCCAACAAAAGATTGTTTTGGAATCAATGAAGAAAATTCTTGATGGAATTTTTTGTATTCTAGAAAAACTTCCATCAAGTCTTTTGGATTTTATTACAAATGCTTTACAGGATTTAGTAGATAGAACAGTAAATGTCCCTCTTTGTGCAGCAGAAGAATGGACTGCTGGAATTCTTGCTAAACTAATGAATGCGATTGAAGATGCATTATCTGATATAATGTCTGGTATTAGTTGGTTGACTGGTGGATTAGGAACAATTTCTGGAATTTTAAATCAAGCAAGTTCTTTGGCATCTCAAATTTTTAGCTTTCTTGAATGCACTGGACTTGCTTGCAAGAAACCACATACTTGGGCAGCAAAATTTGGACCAAGTGAAAAAGAAGCAGATGATTGGAAAAAAATGGTTAGTAATGTTAATGTGTTTAAAACTGCTGCTAAAGCAGGAAGTTCAATAGAAGTTTCTCTTCGTAATACTCCTTTATATTCTGCAACTGATACTTTTGGGTCTGGATTTGGTGGTTTGATTGATAGAGCACTTAATAATGCATCTTGTGTGTCTAAAGTTCTTAATCCACAGAATCAGGATGATTTAATGAGAATGCCAATTGGAAGCAGATGGAAAACGTGCATACCACCACAAGTTTATATCACAGGTGACGGAGTTGGTGCTAAAGCAATTCCAATAGTTGGTGATAATGGTAAGATTTTCTCTGTTCAAATTGCCAACAGGGGAGTTGGTTATACAAATGGAACAACAGATGTAAGAATTGTTGATAAAAGTAATTATGGTTTAGGTGCAACTGCAAGAGTTGAGGTGAATGAAAAAGATGGTGGTATTGATAAAGTTATAATTCTAAATTCTGGTGATGGATATTGTAAAGGCAATGTTACAGCACCAGGAATAAGTTCTTCTATAACTGGCACAGTTACTGATGTTGTGGTAGATAAACCAGGATATGGATATACAACTGGGGATAAAATTACTGATGGTAAAAATACTTATGAACCAATTATTTCTCCTGGAAGTGGAGCAATTGTAGATGTTAAGTTGCCAACAAATATTATAGGAGAATTTAAAACCATTCCCACACTAACTATAAATACCAACACAGGAGTAGGAGCAGAACTCATTCCAGTTATGCAATTTACTCCAAATTATTCTTCAACAACTGGTGTTCCAGCAGTCTCTGGAATCGCAGTAACCTCAGTGATAGATTGTGTATGACAACTCCAGACCCACATTTAAGACAGACTGACCATTTTATAGAAGCTTGTGGAGTAGAAAGTCCTCATAATGGGAAGATAGACTATTCTTGCACAACAAAAAAAGGTCAAGGATTTATCTATTATGAAAATGGTGATTTAGATATTGTTGCCGATAAAACATCAAAAGAAGTTGTCGGAAGAAAAATTACCAATGAATCTGAACCAGCAAAAATTATTCGTGCGGAAAATGGAGGAATAGTTCTATCTGCACCCTATGGAACTGTTACAATTGTTGCAGCAAACATTCGGTTTGTTGCTCTTGATGGGACAGGAGGAGGAGAGATTACATTTCAAGCATCCAAATTAATTCATCAAGACGCTCCAACGGTCACTACACAAGGAACAAATACAACAACTGCAGCAGCAAATAATGCTTCAGTAACTGGAAGCACTGCATCTTTAAGTGCGAATACACAAGCAGAAGTTCAATCAGGAATAGACTCCGATAAGTCTTCTGTTTTGGGCAAAATATTAGATGCAATTACTAGGTTTAAAAATTTCTTTGCTTCCATTTGCTCTGATAATCCTGGAGGCAAATAATGGCAGATTTTACAGTTGCTAACATTGGAGAAAAACTAATTGTAGGTCAATTGGATATGTCCTTTTTGACTGCTACTGCAGAAATTACTCCGGGAACAGCAGTTATTAATGGTCCTTGTTATATTGGTTTGACCCCACAGATTGGAGTTGCAAGAGCAACTTGTATGATTGGACCACCAGTGCCAGGTCTTACTGTTCCTGCTTCTCTTGAAGTTTCTGGAATCGCAAATTTTGTTGGAGATACAAATACAATAGGAATTTCTAAATTTTTGGGTCTTGCTATGAAATTAGCAGCAGATATATCTTCTGCTATAAAAGTCAATTCGGGAGCACACATTTCCACTGCAAACAAAGTAATTACTGGAAATCTCAATGTTACTGAAAATGTAACCGCAGTTCGATATTTTGGAGATATTAGTGCTTGTGTCGGAAAAAAAAATTTTGATATTCCACATCCATCAAAACCAGGATGGAGACTAAGGCACGTTTGTATTGAAGGTCCAACTGCTGATGTTTTTGTGAGAGGGCAACTTGATAATAAAAATGTTATTGAACTTCCATATTATTGGAAAAATTTAGTTGATGTTGAGACCATTACTGTTCATCTTACACCAATTGAAATGCATCAAGAATTATTTGTAGATAAAATTGAGTGGGGAAATAAAATTTATATTAAAAATAATTCTGGTTCAGCAATTAAGTGTTATTATACTGTTTATGGTGAAAGAAAGGATACATCTAAAAATATTCCAGAATACGAAGGTACTTATGACGATTATCCAGGTGATAATCGTGAATATGTTTTAAGTGCAATAAGGAGTTGATATATGCCAGTACAGGAAATTATTGATGAATATAAATCAGAAATTGTTTCACTGGATAATCAAGTAAGTTCTTTGGGTACTTTGGTAGATCCATTGCAATTGAAGATTAATCGTTTTATTAACCCTGTAGCACAACTTGATTTGGAAGTTTGCAATTTAACCGTAAAAATTAATCAAAAGATTTATGATATTGGAATTGTTGCAAACAATGCAAATGCTTGCGGATGTGGTTCAACTGCAACTCGTACAGAGGTCATTTATGATAGTGTTGGTGCTATAGTCGGAGTTACAACAACAACTTACACTATTGGTAATTATTATTATTACGAACAAGTTAAAGCACATCGTATTAATGCAGAAAATACTTCATATACTGGAACTGATCCCTATGGACCATATTTTGGAACTGACGGTTCTACAACTTTTACGACTGGAATAGGTTATGCTACCACTGTAAATGGAATTGACAATGATTCCATTACAAGTTTAACAATCACAAATCCTGGTTATGGATACACACCAGGAACTTATTATCGTCAAGAATTAACTGGTGAAATAGGAACTGGTGGACTTGTTGATATTATAGTAGGAAGTGGAGGGACAATAATTACTTCAGTGATTGTGAATAATGGTGGAACTGGATATCAAACTAATCAAAGTGTTGGTGTTCTTTCATTTCCTGGTGCATCTTTTAACATTTCCCGTGTAGGTTCTCCTATTCTTGGTGTTGGTACAGATACTTATATTGTTGCAAGTTCTGGTGTAGGAAGTGTTTTTGTTCCCACCGTATCCTCTGGAAATGTGAGTATTTGTTCCACATCTTGTGCGACATATTCATCTCAATTTACAATATTAAGTAATGATTTGTCATCTCTTCGTGCGAAACGAGATAGTTTATTATCTGGAACCAATCATCTTAAAACAGAATCCAAAAAAATGTATGTACAAAGATATGGATTCGTTTTTGCACAAGGTGATTTAAATTCAAGAAAAAGTACGGTAAATAGTATTATAGGTACTTTATCTGATTCTACTTACGGCGATTATTTTGTATGAGTATACTTTTAAGGGATACGAGAACTGGTCTTATAACATCAACCGATTTAATTGAACCTTGGCTTGGATTGTATCTTCGTGAAAATCCAGATATTGTAAAAGTTGGAATTGCATTAAATGAAAATAAAAATTATTATCCATATTTAAACGATAGTGCTATTGATAGCAACGATCCCGGTGTGAGTCTCGGATTAGTTTATAATCCTGGTTTGAATAGATTGGGAATAAACACAACAAATCCACAAGCAACACTTGATGTTTTTGGTAATTTAAATGTAAGTGGTGTTGGAACAATTACAAAAAGATTTGACGTTGGGTATGGTGGGACAGTTTTTACTGTACTTAATAGTGGAGACTCAAATATTGTTGGACTCGGTTCAACTTATTCTGGAAATGTTGGTATTGGCAGCAACATACCAACACAAAAACTTGATATTGCAGGAAGTATAAAAGTAGATGAAAATATATATGATTCTGTAAATTATTCTGGAGTTACTGGATATTATCTTTCCCGAGACATTAATGGAATTAGATGGGTTGAAATAACCCCTGCCAGTGCTGCTGGAATTCTTGTTTATAATGACTTGTCTTTAATTGGAACTGGACAGTCTTTTTTTGGAATAAATTTTAACACAGGACGAGGTGCTGGTGTTAACACTGATCCAGTTCAGGCATTTGTAAATTCAAGTAATTCAAACATTGCAGATGTTTATGTTTATGATTATTGGGATTATGTAAATGGAAGTACATCAATCTACAGAAATTCTAATGTTGGAATTAACAATTCAAATCCTTCTTTTTCTCTGGATGTTGTCGGAACAGCAAGTGTTACTCAGACATTTCAAGTTGGAATTTCAGGCACAGTATTTACCACGACTGGAATTGGTTCGGTTGGAGTTGGAACCAATTTACCAATTAAAGATGTAGATATTGTAAAGGAGGTTTTATTTCAAAATACAGTAGAACTTAATTCTTCATTAATTGATATAAACAATAGCACTGCTGCTGGTAAATTTGATTATCGTCTTTCCTCTGTCGGTACTGGAGTATCTTGGAGACCTTCTGGTGTTCAAACTCAAAATATCATTTATGTAACTAAAGATGGTAATGATGAAAATAGTGGGTTACTTGAGGGTGATGCAAAAGCAACTGTAGGAGCAGCAGCATCAATTGCACAAGATGGTGATACAATTTATATACGTCCTGGTGTTTATTTTGAAAATAATCCTATCGGTTTGAGAACTGATGTAACAGTATCAGGACAAGATTTGAGATTAGTCACAATCGTTCCACAAAATCGCACAAAAGATGTATTTCACGTTCGTAGAGGTTGCTTAATAGAAAATTTAAATTTTGCTGGTGGAGCACCAGGAGATCCAAATGCAGTTTCAATTGCTCATACTGGATGTGCAGCAGTTGCATTTCCTCCAATAGATATTGCCGACCGTGCAAATACTGGATATATTGCTGCAGGACCAACATTAGAAGGTCCATCTGGAAGATGGAGAAGTCCATACATTAGAAATTGTACCAACTTTATGACAAAAAGTATTGGTATGAAGATTGATGGAAATCACGCAAGTGTTTCAGATCCTATTAATAATATTGGAAATAATCTCAAGTGTATGGTTTGTGATTCATTTACTCAATATAATGAAAATGGTATTGGTGTTTCCATTACAAACAATGGTTATGCTCAATTAGTATCTATTTTTACAATTAATTGTGATAAAGGAATTTATTGTGATAGTGGAGGATCTTGCGACCTTACAAACTCCAACTCTTCATTTGGTAATTATGGATTGTATGCAGTTGGATTGGGTTCTACAGAATTTACTGGAAAGGTTAATCCTGTTCCTCAAAATTTTGGACCAGTTATAACAAGAGTAACTCCTGGTGTGAATGCAAATAGTGATAAAGTTGAACTTACAAATGTAAAGGATGTATATAATGTACCACGAAGACCTTATGATGGTCAGGCTTTATTTTTCCAGATTAGTAATTTGGATGGGAGATATCCAGATGCAGCAAGTTTCCCAACTTTAACTTTACCGATGGTTAGAGTACAAGAAATTAAAATAATAGATGCTGGATCTGGATATAGTGCTTCATCTCCACCTAATGTCCGCATTATTGATAGTAACGATAATACACAACAACCAAAAGGACCTCAAAGTATTATAGCACAATTAAGTCCCACAGTAGATACAAATGATGGGAGTATCCTTTCAGTTGATGTTATAAGTAGTGGGAGAAATTATCTACCTACTCAAAATTTAATAGTTCAAATTGATTCACCAATTGGTATAGGTACTACTGCAACGGCAATAGTTATTACACAACCAATTTATTATACAGTTGATGTTGCCACTCAAGTTTCTGTTGGTGGCACAACAACAGTTACATTCAATGAAAGAATTCCTTATGAGTTATATGGTGATGAAGATGTTTCATTAAAAAGAATTAGCAGAATTCTTACGAGTTCTCACTCTTTTGAATATATTGGTACTGGCACAAGTATAAATACTTCCACACCTTTTCAGGGGGCAGTTCCTATAAAAGCAAATGAAATTGTTGCTTTAGATGGGGCACAAGTGCCATTCACAAGTACAGACCAAAAAGGTAATTTTGATATCGGAGAAGGTCTTCAGATTAATCAACCGACAAGAACAATTAGAGGGAGAGATTTTAGTAGAGCAATTCAGGCAGAAGTTACACCACTGATTTTAGCATTAAGATAGTAATATGGCAGTTTCACCACTTAATACATATTTGACCATAGCAGTTCCTGTCGCACCAGGAGAGCAGACTGTTTATACAGTCCCCACTGGACAATCTTCTATTTTGTTATATGCTCAAGTTGCGAATGTTGGAGTCAACACTTATCCAATAGTTACACTTACACATAGAAGAACAAGTAGTTCTCAAAGAACAGTAGGGAATACAAGGAATACAAGGATTGCGAAAAATATAGAAGTTCCTCCAAATGATGTTGCTATTTTGATTGATGGTCGTCTGGTTTTGGAAAAGAGTGCAATTATCACTGACTCAATCGTTCTTTCCGGGATACAATCCGGGATTGTTTCAATTTCTACTTGCACTTATGATAATCAAACAGGAATTACAACTGTCACAACAGTAACTCCTCATAATTTTGTAGCAGGTGATGAAGTCACAATGAGTGGTCTTGCATTTACTTGTTCAAGTCAGTTTATAGGACTTACTACTACAATTTTTCCATCACCTCAAAAGTCTTTTGTTATAGATTCTATTATTGGGAGTGTAGGAACATCAAAAACGTTTGTGACCAATTCTGGTATAACCATTGGTATTGCACACACTTATGTAAGTGGTGGTCAAGTGGGTCCGTTGCAAATGGAATTCCTTTGTAGCATTCTTGAAACTAATGTATCTGGCATTGTATAATTATGACAAAGTATTTAAGTGGAAGAGTAAAAAGAAGGTCACAGTCCGATTTAACAAGTGATAGATATAAGTACTTAGCAATAAATCAAGCAGAACCAAATCTTGGAGATCCTTCTTTACTGGAACAATCTCTTCCTTTTGGTCAACCATATCAAGTTGTTTCAGTACCTGGATATCCAGGACAACGATATTGGATTCCACCTGGAGGTGGATTGATACCTGGTTCTATTAGTGTTTATGATGAAAATATTATTGTCCCCAGTAATGCTGGTGTGAGTAGCATTACTCAAATAAATTTTGTTGGATCTGCAATTAGTGTAACTGGTTATTTAAATGCAGATAATTCCCCAGGAACTGGAGTTACTGTTAGAGTTTTTGCTCCAGGAAATAATCAACAAATATTTTTTAATAATAACAATGAGTTTGGAACTTCTTCATTATTGATTTTTGATAATGTTACTGGAATTTTAACAGCAGGAAAATCCATTAATGTTGGTATTGGTGCCACTGTTTTGACTGCAACTTTAGATGGTTTAGTTGGAATTAGAACTGCAACCCCAACAGACCCATTAGACGTAAATGGAAATATAAGACTTCGTTCTGGTCTTAAAGATTTTAATAACAATGTAGGTATTGAAAGTTCTATTCTTGTTTCTACAGGTGCTGGAGTTTCTTGGACCTCCCCTTATGCTGCTGGTCTTCAGGGTCTTCAGGGACTTCAGGGCACTCAAGGAACACAGGGAACTCAAGGTACTCAAGGAACACAGGGAACACAGGGAACTCAAGGTACTCAAGGAACACAGGGAACTCAAGGTACTCAAGGAACACAGGGAACTCAAGGTACTCAAGGTACTCAAGGTACTCAAGGAACACAGGGAACTCAAGGAACACAGGGAACTCAAGGTACTCAAGGTACTCAAGGACTTCAGGGAACACAAGGAACTCAGGGCACTCAAGGCATCTCTGGGGAAGGAGGTGCTCAAGGAACTCAAGGAACTCAAGGAACACAGGGTACTCAGGGAACTCAAGGTACTCAAGGTCTTCAGGGAACACAAGGAACTCAGGGCACTCAAGGCATCTCTGGGGAAGGAGGTGCTCAAGGAACTCAAGGAACTCAAGGAACACAGGGTACTCAGGGAACTCACGGTACTCAGGGAACTCAAG